GATAGCACGAAGTAGTTTATCAGGATCATTCTCATCACCTGCTGATGCTAGGTCGATACAAGTACCATGCCCGAATCCTTCTGGTAAACGCTGTACGTTAGCGTCAGAAGTAGCATTACCTAAGTGATCTTCTGCATTAATTAATGCACACTTGATGTTCTGGATAATGAAAGCTTCATCAAAGAACTTACCGATTTCTTTACCGTGATCTTCACCGATCTTGACTCTTGAGTCGAAGTGCTGTTGGAACTCGTCTAATAGAGCAACGTTGTTACGTGCTAAGACGATAGTATCAACTTTAACACTTACGTTATCAAAGTCAACACCGCCACCTTCAGGTCTAACACCTTTAGTGACTGCTTGAATAGAGGTCTTACCCATTCTATCGTTAGTGATAGTATCTGTACCACGAACTGATTTAATGTTAGCATACTGTCGCATGAAAGATGCTTTAACGAATCTTGTTTCTACTGCTCCGCCGTATTGCTCTACGTGTAGAGGGTTTACTGTGCTACCAGTACTTTGTTGAAATTGTTTACCCGGTTCTACGTATGCACCTGTGTTAAATGCTCCGCCTACTTCACCTATAGCCATATTATATTCTCCTAATTAAAATTAATAACCTTGTTGTAAGGATCTCATACGTTGTTCATCAAGTGCTTTGTCTTCTCTACTGCCTTCGCCGTATTTTCTGACAATAACTGCTTTCTGTTCAAAGTAGTCGGCCTTACTAAGAGGTTTAAATGAAGATGTGCTTGGAGCATCACCCATTACTAAATCTGCTTGTTGTGTAAAGCCTATTGATTGCTTATATGAATCGTGTATCTTGTCGATAACCATATCAGCACCTAAGCCACCTTTAGACAATAATCTTTCCATTGCCTTACGGTCGTTCTGTGAGAATGGTGATTCGCTAGAAGTTACCCACTGTTGTAGTTCACCCCATACTTGTTCTGCGTCTTGTCCACCAAACTTGTTTAATGTGTATTCTTTAATACGATTGCTTTCAGCTTGTCCTGCTTCTTTCTTAGCTTGGACTTCTGCTTTAACCTGATTGATAGCTAAGTTAGCTACTTCTGGCCCTAAAGCTTCGATTAGTTCTGCTTGATGCGCTAATGATACTTCACCTGTCTTTGCAAGTTCACGTACAATATCTGCACCGTTTTCAACACCTTTACTGTTAAGTAACTGACTTACCTGTTTGATAGCATTCGATTTACTCTCTACAACTTCTGTTTGCTTTAAAGTTGCTGGTGCTACTTGTTCAGGTTGCTGTACAGTTTCTTGTACAGGTGCTGGTTCTACCACTGGTTGATCTGGAATGTTAGTAGGGAATCCGTTTTCATCTGTTTGGATTGGATTCTCTTTACTTCCCAATCTTGGCTCTTCAGCCTGTGGTACTACTGCTTCATCTGACATCTAGTGTTCTCCTAATTGTCATACGGTTGTTGTTTGCTGTTGTCCAGCGTTTTGTGCTTGAGCTATTGCTGCCTCTTGTTGGGCTTGTCTTTCCATAGCTTCTTGCTGTTCTTTCTTAACTTCATCTGCTGTCTTCAAGAACTTACTTGTATCTACTCCTCTACCTGATGCTAATACCATCATTAGTTCATTCTGCTTTAAGTATGGTACTGCTGCTTCTGGTAAGTTCTGTAGTATTGTTAAGTCGTTAAAGAACATCATGATTGCATCATGTTCACTTGTCCTAGAAAGTGCCTCTAAGCCAGTTAAGACTACAACGTCTATTCCTGCTAATGGCCCATTCAATGTTGACATAAGATGTTTAGCTTTAGGCTTCTGCCATTCTTCTGCTAATCTAGAGTATACTCCACCTAATGATCCTTCTAGTTCATTAGCTTGTCGTACAATCTCTTCTTTAGTGACACGTTCTGCATCCCTAGTTACACCTGATTCCATAAGGAAAGCCATAGATATAACACGTTCTACTTTATCTCGTTGTAAAGCTATAAACTGATAGTCTGATAACTTATCCATTTGAGCATAAGCTAGATCGCCTTCTACACCATACACGTATGCCCCTGTAGGAGAATCGTTAAGTGTATCTATGTCAGTATGGCCCATTGGGTTTACTAAACGTTTAATATCGGATGCTATTGCTGTTAGGTTCATTAAAGCTTCTTCGTAAGATGATAGCTGCTCAAATGCTCCTGCATACTCTTCTACTAAACCTATACCGTAATGGTGTCCACGTACTAGATTCCAAGTTAAGCATAACCAAGGGTTACTTGCTTCTGTATATACACCGCCTTTCCTATTGACTTTACTGTAGTCTTCTAGCTCTTGGTGTGCATATATCTTACCATCGGTATGACGTTTGATACAAGTGAATATATCTACTTCATCCTCTGGATCAGTTAAGCCCTGTATTGCTGCTTCCTCTTTAAGATCTGGTGGCAATGTATCTACGATATGTCTATCTCTGACAATAATACAATTCCATTTACCTGATCTATCTCTAGTAACTACCCAATCTTTCAAGCTATATACTTGTGCTGGTTGTCCCGGTGGGTTATAAGTTAAGCTGTTACCTAATACGATAAGATTCTTTAGCATTATTAATGAAGCTGTTCTGTATGCTTCATCTGCCATAGATTTAATAGCTTCTTTTTCTGTATTAGCTGTTATTTCTTCTATCTGTCCTTTAGTCAACCCATTTTCTTCTAGGGCTGCTACTTGTTCTTTTTGTAAGTCGATTCTAAAGAAAGGTCTATACTGCGGAAACATATTTTCTACTATCTTATTAGATAAGCTGTTAGTAGCTTGTGCACCTACAGATTGATAATCTTGTTGGAACTCTGTAGTACCACCTGTTTCATCCATTGGGTATAAGTAAGGTAAAGTGTACCCTGCATAATCTTCCCATTTGGTATGTAAGTCTGACCGTTCATTTATCTTAGCATTAAACATGCTTTTCAATTTGTATTCGGTCATAGTATAAGTCCTGTATCTAGCTCGTCTTCATCCTCGTCAAAGTCTGTTTCTGGCATGTTAAAGGATACCTTAGCATCATGCTTAATACCGTAGCCCTCTGTGATAGCTAGGTTAGCCATGATCTCGTTACCTTGCAACTCTAATGCTGTTGCATCTTCAACCTTGTCTTCCTCTATCTGTGCGATTCTTCGAAGTTCGGATTCCGTATAGGATTTACCACCTCCAAAGAGTCCCGAAAATAATCCCATACTGTTCTCCTATCCTCTACGTTGTCTTGGCCCTCTTTTGCGATTAGATTCTACTGCTGTAGTATCTTTTGGCCCTTCTCGCTTATAGTTCTCAATGAACTGTAAAACATCGTGATGGCCTTGTTGTCTAGCTATGTCTTCCATACTAATACCATTTGTATATTGTATTGGATTACCATATCTAGATTTTAGGTATTCTATATCACCTTTAATTAATCCATTAGGATCTTTAACTATTACTTCTCTATCTTTTACTATTACTTTAGGTTTTATATAATAGCTAATATTAGCTATAATACCTGCTAGTAATAAACTTAATTCATACATGTATATCTCCTATAAAAGTGAGGGGTATTTCACCCCCCTAAGAGAACACTTATGGGAGGTATTATTTGCATAATAGCCTCCTATTGGGAGGGTTAACTTTTACCCAAAGAAGAATTCGGAGTTAAGTACTTGTTTTATATCAAGATCTCCCATTTCTGGTCTATCTTTAAACTCGTAATCACCCTGTTGTTCAGCCCAATCTTTTAAGTGGTCTTTATCATCATACAGTGTGACAAATGTCTCACGTATAGTTCTGAATAGTTTCTCTGTATCTGCTGCATGAGTACCGAAGTCATCATGGATCATAGCTAAGTCTACTTCTGGCATTGCATTGATTGTCATAACCATGTGTGTACTATCCATGCTATGAACATAGTTAGGTGCTATACCATTACTCTGTTTATAGGGATTTACACCTGCTTCTGCACCATGTACCTTTAGCTGTAATCTACCGCTGATCTGAGTCTCTACTGTTATGTAATCATAGCTCCTATAGGTTTGCATTACTGGAAAGCCTATTGGAGTTATCCATTTAACTAAGTTACCACTAGCTGCTACTTTCTTACTGGCTGACATTAACCATTTCATACCTTCCGATGCTGCTACTACTACCTCACCTATAGAAGCCCATAGATGTGGTGTTAAGTACATAGCATAGTTCCAAGCTTCCATTTCATCACAACCAAACTTGATTATGTTATCATGTACATATTCGTTAATGTACTTTCTAGCTGATTGCTGTGTAGATCCATAAGGTAGAGTCATTACTGGTCTTTTAGCTGTCTTTCGATTTACACCTACGTGTAACCATTTACTAGCTCTACTTGGGCCTAAGTTACCTAATGCTGTAAGCTTACGTACTGCCACGTCTGCTACTGCTTGGTATATGTCTGCTGGTACATCTGAAGGTGTTAGGTTTGTTTGTCTACCACCAATAGAGTCACGAAGCAATGCTGAGTAGTGTTGTAGGCCATTACAGCTACCATCTAGCCCTATAGGTAGATGTCCTACTGCTTCTGGATTGTTACCATAGTCTGCATCACGCCACTCCATACAAGCTGCTATGAATTGGAAAGGCTTATCTGCCTCTACTGCAAAGCTGTATCCTTCACCTAATGGATCATTAGCTACTGCTTCTATTGCTCGCTTATTGTCTTCTACCCAAGCTACTCTATCCTCATAGTCTACCTTGTCATGTCCGTACTTATTAGCTATATTAACTGCTAACCAGAATAGACCTGACTCACCCATAGGTTTACCTTTAGTAAACTTCAATAATGATTTTATGGGATCTGGCCCTTGTGGACTAAGTGCTGTAGTAGCACAATATATCCTACCTCTAAAGTCACAATTGTATACGAAGTAGATGTCATCAACTTTTCTAGCTAAGTTCATAGCTTGTGCTAACATTATCATCTTTCCTTTACGTACTCGATCTTGTGTTAATACACGTTTCTTTTCTATCTTCCAGTTATATAATATCTGTAACTGATCTTCGTTCATATCAGTATGACTTAGATCTTCAGGTAACGGACATTCAGGTATCACTAATGGCTCGTACTGTGGTAACTCCTTAT